CGTCGACGCCGGTCATGGCCTCGATCGCGCCGGCGACGAACAGGCCGCAGTCCATCACGCCGTATTCGAAGCGCATCGCCACGCGTGAGTCGAGGTAGCCGCTCAATCTCGATTGCCAATCGGGAAGCCTAGACATTGTTGACAGAGCTGGGCGAGCGGCCCCAGAAGGTGATCTGTTCCTGCAGGCCGGCGACGTGGCTGAAGCCGGTGTCTACAGTGCCCGAAGACAGGCCGAGGAGCGCGAGTGTGTCGGCCAGATCCATCTGCTGATCCTGGTCGGTGTAGCGACGGTAGCAGGCGCGGTTGAGATCCACGAGGATGTTTTCGAGCGAGATAGTGCAGGTGCAGGTCGTCGCATCGTCCTGCGTTGCCGGCGCGTCCATCTTGCCCTGGTAGGTGAGGATGGGATCGGGAATGATGGCGCCGTTCGCATCGAAGAGCGCCAGCCAGATGCTGGCGTTGTAGAGCACGCGGGTTTCGAACAGCACATCCGAGATGCGCGCCGATGGGATGCCGGAGAGCGACACGGTGACGCCTTTAGCCTCGACGTTCGAGTCTTCGGAGATGCCGTCGACGTTCGCCATGTCGCCGACGCCGATGAACGTCATGCTATCCCAGGTGAGCGGATAAGTGCCCGTCCACACGTAGACAGTCTCGGTGGCGAACTGCATCGACGACAGCAGCGCCATGCGCACGATCGGCGCGCAGAGGGCGGTGGCGACTCCGCTGGTCATGGCTCTTGGCATAGTGTTCCTTTGAGAAGAGCTGTTAGCTTTCAGCTATCAGCCGTCAGTTAGAGGCGCGGGGTGAAAGCTGAGAGCTGAAGGCTGACAGCTAAATTGCTTCCTTGATCGCAAAGCCTGTCAGTCCGTACAGGCCGACGTTCACGCTGTCCTTGTTGCCGGAGTTGTTCTTGAGCCGGAAGAGGCCCTTGCAGTTGTGCGTGATGATGGCGGCGCCGTCCGCGGGCTGATCGCGCAGCGGCGGCCAGATAGGCAGCACCGCGTCGCCGCTCGAATCCGTGCTCACAGAGTCGGTGACCGAGTAGAGCCGGTTACCGATCTGAATGTTGTCGTGGTAGAGCAGCATATTCGTCACCGAGGGCGTCCAGCCGCGCGTGACCAGGCTGTAGCCCGTCTGCGCGGCGCCACTGATCACCGGAACGCCGGGATTGGTGGCGGCCATGCCCTTGGGCCTGCGGGCCTTGGGATCGCCGATCAGGAAGACGTTGAGCTGGCCGCGGCATGCGCGCAGAAAGGCCTTCCACGCGTCGTGCGACCAGCGGTCCATGGGTGCGAAGCTCACCTGCCCCTCCCACCAGGACTGCATCCAGTCGTACGTTTGCGTCTGGCCGGTGAAGGGCGAGGCGTTGGCGGCCACGGCTTCCTGATCGTCCCACTCGATGGAGCGCGGCCCGCGCACGCGCGGATGCAGCACGTCGGAAGGCAGCGCGATGATATTCGCGCCGTTGAAGGTTGTGCCGGTGATGAGCATCGTGCTCCCTCTCAGACTGCAATGCAAAGGGCGACCCGAAGGCCGCCCTACCTTGGCACCGCAGTGCCCATTAAGCGTTCCCGAGTGACTTACCTGACTATGATTCCAAGGTTGATTGTCATGTTCCCGGTGTTCACGGTGTTGAGGTTTCCCCCAATCGCTGTGAAGTTGAGTTGCACGTCTCCAAGGTTGGAGGTATAGGACGGGGTTGCTGTAGTCGTCCCGGTTGCAATAATCGAAGTTGACCCAAGGTACTGTGTGGCCGTGCTGGTACTGTCACCAACGCTCACGGTCAAGCCGGTGATCGATGGACCCGCAAAGGCTTGCGACACATTGACGGAGACGGAGCACACCTGCCACTTCCCCGCCGATTGCTGAAACAGTTGTTGCAGTCCCATCGTTTGGGTCAACCCCGGAGTACCCTGATTCCCCGCCGCAATCACGTACCACGGGATAGAGAATGACTCCGTTTGGCAGGTTCCGAGCGCATTGTTAGCGGCTAAGAACGAAACCGCGTAATGCGAGATTAGCTCGTTATTCATGGCGGCGGTCCAATGGATTCCATCGGAAATGTTAATGATGCTACTTGCAAAGTACGTAGCCGTCCCCGTGGTAACCGCCGTGCACCCCGTTGCCGCACAGTTGAGAGTCAACGTGCTCCCGGAGCAACTACCCTGCATAGTCTTGTTTGTCCAAGACTGATTAGTCCCGGCAAGAGTCCAGAACGCCCCGGGAGTGCATTGATAGGTGGGCGGGGGACTCGAAAGGGCAACAGTCATAGTCCCGCCTGTTACAGTTCCGCCCGTTGTTATGTTGATAGCGGCGGGTGTCGTGGTCACATAGTTATTCGGCGGGGGTGTCTGAGTGGCCCATAGCGGGTCATTGTAAATGTCGTTTACAGCCGTGCGCCCCGCCGGTTTCAGCGTTTGGGCTTGCTGCCCGGCAGTGATAAGAGCGTTATATCCGGAGACGTACCCGCCAATGCAAGGCGTCGTATCGTACACCGCGTTGACGTTGGTGTACGGCGTGAACTTATCCCCGTAGTTTTGGAAGACGGCATAGACGGCGGCGGCGTTTGCCCCGGTAGTATTACAGTCGTCAATAAGGACTGTCTGTACTGAAGACGGATATGCGGCGGCGTTTGCCACTATCTCCGGGTAGACAAGGTTCTGTGCCAAGTCCGTTGCAAGGCTTTGGCTATTAACCGCGTAATTCTCGAATGGATAAACGTAGTCCGGTATCTGCTGTGCCACAAGGTACGGAATAGAAGTGTTCATGGCAAAGAGAAGACCAAAGTTATTCATGTGGGAATCACGTAGCCAAGTGGACCGGGGGACAAAGGCGGGCTTGGGGAATGTCGGGCCGCCGTGGGACGACACTTCCTGTATGGCCCGCTTCATTGCGTTTCCCATCTCTGTAGCCGTCATGGATTGCGTGAATCCAATTATCGCGTGCAACGCCATAGACACGCCCGAAGCATTGGAAGCGGTTCCCCTTCCGTGCCCTATGAATGACGGGAGGCCGTCACAAGTCCAAGACGGGGCAGTAGAGCTTGGATTGTAGCCCGCCGTAGCCGCCACGCCGTACGGATAAGCCACGTTTCCGGCCCACCCGATAGCCACATCATGGCTTATGGGGTCCGTGAAGGATATGGTACCGAGCATCGGATTCTGCTGTGAGTTATAGATGCCCGCGCCGTTGTACGCATCATCCGCGATAAACGTCTGTGCGCCGTTTGCGTCCGCCTGATTTGACTCTTTCGAGTAGAGCAAGATTAAGCTATGAAGCCCACAAAACGCGCCGTTGGGCGTGGTAATCCATTGGTCCTGTCCGGGCATGGCGTTGAAATAGATAGGGGAGTATTCGCCCGTCTTCTTTGTGGGTGCATAGCTGCCGGGGGCAAAAGTGCCGTTATATCCGTTGCCGCTGGAATCCACAAGCGTAGCCGGAGTGCCAAGGAAAGCGGACGCCGTGCCACCCGCCGTCAAGCCCGGCCCGGAGCACGCCGCTGGACATGTAAGCGTGATCGTGCTACCCGAGCAAGCACTAGCCGGGTACGTGCCGTTTGCGGATACTTCCCCCTGGACCGTCCACAAAACACCGGCAACGCATTGTGACGCGGGGACGGCGGTAGACATCGTGATGACTATGCTTGGGCTTGAGTAGTACCCGCTGGAGATAGTAAGGGGAGTCTGACTGACAGACGGCGGCGGTACGGGAGTATTGAAAGCAAAATAGGCCACGTGCGGTTGATACGGCCACGGGGTTGTAATTGGCGTGGGCCACGGTGCCGGGACGTTGCTAGCCTTAAACGCGCCCGTAAGCGTGGCATTGCCCGCGCCGTCCCCACTTAGCCCCGTAATAGCCGTTGCGCCTTGTGCGCCCGTTGCTCCGGTTGGCCCCGTTGCTCCTGTTGGACCTGTGGCCCCCGTGGGTCCGCTAAGACCGGTTGGTCCAGTTGCGCCGGTTGGCCCGGCCGGGCCGGTTGGCCCAGTTGCCCCGGTTGCGCCGGTTTGTCCCGTTGGTCCCGCGGGGATGCCGAAGTTGAGCAAGTAGGGACCGGAGCCGCTCAGCGAAGCCCACGGCGCGCTTCCCGGCGACAGCGGAGTTACCGTGCCCACGCTTGTGCCGGATGGAATGGTTGTGCCACCGGGGACGAAGACGTCGAAGTTCCACGTGCTGCCGGTGGGCTGTACGCAGCCGTAAGCGCCGCCGGGCGCGACGTGGATCCCGTCGGCCTGCATGCCGTTGCCCAGGATCACATTGCCGAGGTTGTCAATGGCCGTGACCGCGTAGCAGAGGTTCGGTGCGGCGGCCAGGGCGTCCGGGATCGAAAGAGACGAGACACCGCTGGTCACCGTGGCGTGATAAGGCAACGAGGTGATCTGGCCGCCTGCCGTGCCCACGCGCGCCGCAGCCGGGCCGCCGGTGATGCCGGTGATCGGCTGCCAGTAGATGGTTGCGCTCGCGACCGGTGGCGTGCCGCCGAGGTAGGTGGTGGTGGCGGTGGTGTATTGGGCAAGGCAGACGACAGGCGACAGAAGACAGGCGACTGCGAGCGCCGCAAGGCGCAGCCAGGATGAGAGCTTCATTCGGAACTCCTTTGGAGTTTAAAAGACTGAGGTACTGAGGGGCTAAATTCTGTCCGCCGTCGTCTGCTGCTAAGCCGGCACGCGGCGCTGGTGGTCTTGCATCATGCGCATGGTGTTGGCGACGGCGGCGTGGTGTGTGGCGACGAGCGCGTTCTGGAAGTTCTCGCGGGTGAGGGCGGGATCGGTGCCGCGCGCGTCGATGTTCCACACGTTGCCGCCGCCGAGCTGGTTATGCGGGGTAATGCGGCCGGGCACCGAAGGAGTGAAGCGCTCGCGGCCCAGCTCGCCGACGTCGATGGGCACGCCCGCAGCCACGTCGCCGCCGAGAGCATGGCCGCCGCCGAAGATGCTGCCTGCGCCGAAGACGCGGCCGCCAAACAACGAACCAAGGAAGTTGGAATCGTTGAGCATACCGAGCAGCCCTTTGCCCGCGGCGCCCACCAGCCCGCTGGAAGCGGACCCGGAAGCGCCGCCGGGCAGGTTATCGACCCACATGTGGTAGCCGTCGGCGTTCTTGTGGCCGCTGCCGAGGCCGAGAGCCTTCAGGCCTGCGCCTTCGGCTTTCTCGAGGCCCGTCTTTGCGAGACTCTGCGACGCGCTGTCGAAGATCTTGCTGAAGTCCATCTTGCCGCCGGTCATGCCCTTGGCGAGTTCGCCGTTGATCTCGTCGACCATGCGCAGGGCAAGCTGCTCAATCTGCTTCGAAGTGTTCTCCGATTTCTTGATGAGCTCGTCGAAGACGTTGTCCACCATGCCGCGCCAAGTGTTGTCGAGGACGTTCTGCGCGTCCATCAGGCCCTGCACGCCCGCTTCGCGCATGTGCTGCGCGGCGTTAGGAACCGGGATGCCCTGCGCTCCGAGATCCTGCGCGCTGGCGAGCCAGTCGGCGTTGGAGCTTTGATGCAGCGCCTGCATGGCCTTTGCGCCCTCGAGAGCCGAGAGCCGGCCGCGCGCAACCTCAAGCTTGATGCGGGCTTCCTCGATCTGCTCGGCGGCCTTCTGCTGCTTTTCAGCGGCCTCAAAGGTCTGCAGCACGGCGCGCTGGATCCGCGCTTCCTGCTCGCGATCCTGCTTCTCGCCTTCAACAAAGGTTTTGACGAGAGCCTCATTAATACGGTCGCTTTCCTGGCCGGCAAACTGATTCTCGCGCACCATCGACAGCACCATCGCGCCGAAGGCCTTCTGGCGTTTCGCTTCCTCTTCCGCGAGCTGCTTCTGCTGCTCGAGCGATCCCTTCTTGGTGTTCAGCGCGGTGTTTTGATTACCCAGGTCGAGGGCGTCCTGCTGAGAGTTGAAGAAACTAAGCAGCCCAGAGGCGTCCTGAATGCGCGGGCCCATATCCTGCGCGTTGAACCCGGTGCGGTACGACACAGGGTACGCATTCGGGTTCTTCTGCGCGACCTGGGCGAGGCGAGCGGTGTCGATGACCGTCTTCGCGAAGTTAGCGCCCTCGGTGTAGAGGTCGGAGAGCTTCTTGTTGAGATCGTCCTGCGCGGCCTTGAGCGCCAGCGGGTCTTTGGAACCGCGCGCCGCGCGGATGGCGTCGTTGCCGGATTGAGTGGTGCCCTGGATCCGCGATTGGAGATCGGCGTACTTGTCCTCGATGTCTTTGGTCGATGCCTGCCCTTTGAAGAGCTGCGCGCCGAACATGGAGGGCGAGCTCGCCTTGAGAACGTCTTCGATCTTCTTGAGGTCCGCGTCCAGCTTTGCGCTGAGCTTGTCGGCCGACACAATCGCTTCGTCGATCGCGGTCTTGAGGCCGTTCGACGGCTTGCCCTCGAGCTTGGCAATGGAGTCTTCCAGGCGATCGTTCGTAACGCGCAGCTCGTCGTTCGAGGTAGCGAGCGGCTTGTTGACCGCGTCCCAGGCCTCGGCGTTCTTTTTCGCGGCCTTCTCGTTCTTTTCCGCGAACTCGTAGATCTTCTCGCCAGCCTTGACGACGATATCGATCATGGCGATGACGGCGACGGTGTCGAAGGCCGCAGACATGGCGGAGGAGACGCCGGGAAGCTTGGCGATAAAGGTCTGCAGGTGGCGCGGGAGGTGAACACTTAATTCCTCGCCGAGCAGCGCGATCGAGCCCTTGGCCTCCTTCATCTCCGCCTGGACTATCGCTTTGAACTTGCGCGTCGATGAAGCAGCGTCGCCGAGGGCCTTCTCGAAGGCCTCGGTGCGCGCGACCAGGTCAACATATGCGCTGGCGACTTTTGCGGAAACGGCCATGCGGGTTCCTTCCCCCAATAGAAAAGCCGCCCGAAGGCGGCTTTGTGTTCAAGCTGACAGTGGATAGGGTCTTGAACTTAAAAGGAAAAGCTACACCCCTCGAAATCAGACACACCTAAAGAGCGACCGTCGGCGAAGGCCAGCTTAGTGACAAAGAGATCAGAGCTACCCGGCTCCCGCTTTGCCATGCCCGACGGTTCTTCCATTAGAACTTCCCAATGCATCGGCATCGCGCGTCCGGGCTTAATTGATTCTTCAGAGGTCAGGTCAGTTTTGTAAGGCTCCCACGAGTCCCCGAATCTATCGGTGTGAAGAGCACCAAAACCGATTGCCGTAATCTCCACCTTGGAAGTATTCAGGACGGTCGCGTAGACATCCATCTCTGAATTGTGAACCATGCGCGGCTTGAGCAGCCGAATAGGGCATGGAAGTTTTTGTGACTTCGCAGCGGCCATTGGCGCCGGGCTATTACTCTGTACACCGGCTGTCACATTACCCGCCTGACATCCGGCGACACTCAACAACCCAACTGCAAAAACAATACGCGCGCCGTTCATCTTCATCTTCCAAGCCTCCGTGCCGGAGAGTCTACTCGCCGGACACAGAAGCGGATTGTGACGGCGCGCACGACGAGCAGTGATTAGGCCGCCTCCGCCTTGACCGCGATCGGCATCAGGACGGCGTTGATGTGCGCGGCTATGTCCTCGTCGCTCCGCTCGGGCTCCGGAGGTGGCGTGAGGCTGCGGACGAAGTCCCAGGGCTGCAGCATCGTATCCTTGGGTGCATAGAAGCCAAAGTTGGCGGTCGCGGCTGCCAGGATGCCTACCAGCAGGTCCTCGCGCTGCTGGCGGCGTTCAAAGCGGCTGGAGAGCGCACCCAGCTGCCGTGGGGACATGCGCCAGAACTGCTCCTCGCGCAGGCCCAGGTCGTAGATGGCATGGCTCCAGAGTCTGAGCCAGAGCTCCTTGGCGCTTAGCTCTGGCCCTTCGGAGGGTCGCCGGCGCTCTCCGCCTTCTGCTCCTCCATACCCGCGACCCACACGTCGAGGACGGCGCCCCAAACATCGCGCGCATTGCGGGCGTTGACCAGCGCCGCGGCCGTTGCGTAGGTGACTTCGGGGTGATGCGGCTTGAGGCAGGCCCAGAGCATGGCGCGGACCATGGCGATGCGCGGCGACTGGATGTCGCGCTTATGCAGGCCGAGGATGAGCGGCTGGCCGGTCGCTTCTTCGGCGTCGGCAACGGCTTCAAAGTTGAAGAACAGGGTGTAGGTTTCGCCGTTGACGACGAGTTCCTCCGTCGGCTCGGTGGGATTCTTCTTCATGATGGTTCCCTTTCAAAAAGGCGGGCCGCCGTCCTCGGAGGCAATGCCGAAACTGCGGCCCGTGCGCAAAGTGCAGCCTTAGCCGTTAGCTTTTAGCTGAGAGCCGGAAGCTGAGAGCTGTTGTTAGGAGCCGACGGTAACGGCGATGTCGCCGTTGAGCTCGACGGTGCACTTGAAGGTAAGAGTCTTGTCCCACTGCACATCGGGATTCGGCATCTCCGAAACGTAGCCGGAAAAGGTGAAGAGGTTGCCTTGAGTGGTCTGGCCCGGCCCCTTGGCGAGCTGGATGGTAAAGGTGCTGAGAGCCTGCGACTCGTATGCCGCGGCGAGGGCCTGGTAGCCCGCGTCCATAGGCAGATAGACGCCGCCGATGGCCAGCGTGCCAGGCTCCGCGGTGGCGGGAAACTTCTCTTTGAGCGGAACCGCGCTGGTGCCGAGGGTGGGTGTATCAAGGTTGCTGATGTCTTCGTAGCTGACCTTCTGGCCGCTGAGCTGCAGGGTCTTGACCTGAGCCAGGGCGGTCGCGCCGAGTTTGAGTACTGCCTTGCTGCCGGTGAAGCCCTTGCTTGCGGCCATGGTTCGACTCCTTCAAAGCGAGGTGAGGGCCTGGTCAGTCTTCGTACTGAGCCAGGACGTGGACGGAGGTGCAGTAGACGCGGCTGCCATCGTTAAAGCGATCGACGAGGTTGACGCGCGTGGAATAGATGCGGGTGCCATCGGGAAACGTGCCCGCGTAGGCGTTGAGGAGAGACTTGACGGAGCGCGCCAGCGATCGCGCGTCGACATAGCGCACCGCCAGGCAGTCGAGAACGATGCGCATCTCGGTCACGCCGGAGGGCCCGTCGCAGTTCATGTCCTGTGGCACGTCGCTGGGACTCTGATGCGTGATGAGCGGATACTGCGCCAGGTCCTCCGGCGCGGGAACGGGCTGGATGCGATCGCCGACGACGGTGGTGACCGGCGACTGGTTAAGCAGGAACGCGACGAGGCCTTCGGGCAGCATGGGAGCTCCTTCGGAGCAGTTGACAGTGAACAGTGCACAGTGGACAGAACAACTAGCCGAAGTCGACGTCGTGGGAATTCCACTCTGGGGCGTCGATGGCTTCGGTCTTCTCGAAGATGCGCCCCTGAATCACTTCAAGAAACGCAGCCACGGCTTGCTCGGCCGATTCGTCGAACGCGGCTTCGATGAAGTGCATGTGCTTCGGGGTGACGGCCTTGATCACTCTGCCGGCCTTCCACCCACGCTTGCCGCGCTTCGCGTTGGCGTCCGCGCGGGTGGCATGCGCGGTAAGGTTCCACCCGTTGTTCTGCCAGTACGCCACTCGGCCGAAGCGGTTGCTTGCGCCGACGCGCTCCGGACCAACCTTGATGCGCGGGTTCAGATTCATTCCGTAGATGACTCCGCCCTTGGCCCCTTTGTAGCCGCCCTGCTCGTTGGGAAGCTGCAGCTCGGTAGTCATGGAGGCTTTGAGCATGCCGGGCGGCAGTGAGTCGCTGTCCGGGGTTTCTTCGTCGGTCCGCTCCGGCGTGTGATCGACCAGCGCTTCGAGCATCACATCGCCGCCGGCCTGGAGCGCCTCGCCCATGATCTGCGATCGGTGACCGAAAGACAGATCGCGCAGCGCCTTCTCCAGCTCGCGGGTGTCGATGCGGAGCTCGATGGTGTCGTCCACTAGTTCGAATCCTCGTCGATCTGGATGCAGGCGAGGTTGACTTTGCGGTTGCGGTGGAGCACGTTGTCGACTGCCTGGATGAGGTACGTGTTCTTGCCGAAGATGACGCGCATGCCGGGCTTGATGGTGACCGCCGCGCCTGGCCAGCGGATGGTGAGAAAGTCGCTCGACACCGACGCGAGCGCATTGTTGGCGAACGATTCGCGATACGTCATGCCGCTGGGCCCGTCGATCTTGGCGCGCGTGGTGAGCACGACCGCCCACGTCGCGACGGGTTGGCCCGCGGCGTCGCGAGTGTCTGTGGCCTGCTGGATCTGCACCAGGTGGCGCAGCTCGCCGGGTTGAATGAGGAGAGGGTCGCGCATTGAAGGCTCCGAGCTTTCAGCTATCAACTCTCAGCCGTCAGGTAAAACTGAAAGCTGAGGGCTGACGGCCGTTTTTCAGAATCCGAAGGTGTCGAAGATTTCGCCGGCGAGGAGGGCTTCAACGCCCATCTCGATGGATTTGGGCGGCTGGCTCTCGGCCGAGTCGCGATGGTTGTACCAGTAGGAGATGAGCAGCAGCATGGCCTGCTGGATGGTCATGGGGCAGCTGGCGGTGTAGTAGGTGGCCGTGAGCGTCTGGCCTGCATAGGAAGCCGGGACGGTGACGCCGGGCGCGGCGGCCGTGGCGACTACACCAGGCTTGTCAGTCCACGCGACGGGGTTGCTGGAAGCATCGACCAGCGCGGCCATGCCGACATAGCTGCCGAGCTGGGCGAGCGGCAGCGGCGCGGTCAGTCCGGAGGCGGCGCCGACCACGACCGCCTCGTTGTTCACTGAGAACACGAAGCTGCCGGCGGTGAAGGTGACGACGACCGAGTTGGGCAGCCAGCTTTGCGTGTAAGGCCAGTAGACGCCGGGCTGAGGCACGATGCGCGCGGGCTCGGAGTT